AGCAACAGGAAGATTTAGTGGAGCAGACCCTAACATGCAGAACATGCCTAGAGGTGGTACATTTCCTGTTAAGCGTGTGTTTGTATCACGATGGGATGGTGGCAAGATACTTGAAGCAGACTTTGCACAGTTAGAGTTTAGGACTGCAGCGTACTTATCACAAGATAAAACAGCAATAGAGGAGATAGAAAATGGTTTCGATGTTCACAGTTACACTGCCAAAGTTATTACTGAAGGTGGTCAAAAAATTAGTAGGCAGGAAGCAAAAGCCCACACATTCGCACCACTCTACGGAGCTACGGGGTTTGGGAGGACAACTGCTGAAGCAACGTATTATAGACAGTTCACAGAAAAGTACGAAGGCATCGCACTTTGGCATGCCAAATTGGCTGAAGAGGCTCTGAAAACAGGAATGATTACAACACCATCAGGTAGACAGTTTTCTTTTCCTGATGTGCAGAGAAGAAGAGCAGGTGGGGTAAGTCACTTTACACAGATTAAAAATTATCCTGTTCAGTCTTTTGCAACAGCAGATGTTGTACCTTTAATTTTAGTACATATATACAAGGCACTTGACAAGCATATGTCATGTGTGGTAAATACTGTACATGATTCTATAGTTATAGACGTTCACCCAAATGAGGTGAACATAGTATTAAATATTATTCGTGAGACTAATGAGCAGATGACTTCTTTAATAAATAATATGTTTGATATAAACTTTAATTTACCTTTATTATTAGAAGCAAAGATTGGAGACAATTGGCTTGACACGAAAGATGTAGTGTGATATAACTGTCTTACTTTAAAAGGAGAAAAATATATGAATAATGAATTAGTAACAATAAATACAGAAAATTATGCAGCTATGGCAAAAGCTATGGGTCTGTCTGCAAACACAGGGGAAACCAAAAAAACTAATGTACTCAATAGGTTAAGGGTATGGCATCAACCTACAATGGGTAAAGATGTAAACTCAAAAGGTAAAGAAATAACAACTGAAATTATTGAGGGTGGATGTTACAGACTTGAAATTGTAGGAGAAACTTCTACATATTACTTTGCAAAGAAAGCAAAGTTTAGACCCTTTGCACAAAGGTATATGTATAAAAGATATGTACAAAACCATAAGGCAAAAGAGGGAGATAAAAAAGGTGTGTACCATAAAACTATTATGTCAGATAATTTAAATATAGATTTAAAGGACAGTGCTGGTACATTTAATTGTGGTAAACCTGCAGGTTATGTAAAAGACTTTCAATCTCTACCAAAAGAGATGCAGGAATTAATTAAGTCTATTAAAAGAAATAGATGTGTGTTTGGTGTTGTTGAAATGCTATCACCTGTACAGGAATCAGATGGCAAAGAAACAGACCAGCTAACAAAAGTTCCTGTTCTTTGGGAGATAGATAATAGGGATGCCTATAAAGCTATGGGGGATATCTTTAATAAATTTAGCAAGATGGAGAGATTACCTCTACAGCATATAATTAACCTTGAAGAAACAGAAGAGTTTTCATCAAATACAGGTAACAAATTCTATATTCCAAACATGCAGTTAGATTTAACTAACAAGTTAGATATAACAGATGAAGACCATAAAATGTTTGGTGACTTTATGGATTGGATTAAGGTACACAATGATAAAATTGTATCATCTTGGGATGAGATAATTGCAAATAATCAAGGTCAAGTTTCAGAGAAAGATGTAAAACTTGTAAATGATTTTGTTGATGTAGATGCTTAATGATTAAAAGCAACAATCCATTTGAGGTGCATAACATCAAATATTTATCGCCTAGCAGTATAAATACCTACATAAGTGACATACCTATGTGGGTAGCTAGGTATCTCTTTGGTATTAAATCTAGTAGTGGAGCAGGTGCAATCAGAGGTATTGTACAAGAGTCCGTGCTAGCTAAAAAATACGAAACAGGAAAGTTTGATTTTGACCTACTACAAATGGAGTTTATGACTAAATGTACAGAGTCTATGATTGACTTGGGAGATGTTAAGGTAGAAAAAGAAAGAAATCTACTTAAAAACTTTGGAGAGATTATAGACACTAACTTTAAATATAAAGACCTAGAAGACTATCAAGAAAGGGTAGAAGTTCAGTTTGATGACATGCCAGTTCCTGTTATGGGTTACATTGACTTTAGATTTAAAGATACTATAGTTGACTTAAAAACATCAACACGTATGCCATACAAACCTACAGAGGCACAAAAAAGACAAATGGCTTTGTATTCTATGGCATACCCAAACAATAGTGTGGACTTGTTTTTTGCTACACCAAAAGACTATAAAAAGTTTACACTTAAAAATTTAACTGCATACAAAGAGCAACTTAAAAAAGTAGCTTTTAGTATACAAAAGTTTTTGTCTATTAGCAGTGATAGACATGAGTTAGCTTCATTGGTTTATCCAAACTTTGATTCATGGACTTGGAGTGATAAACAAAAAACAGAAGCAAAAAAAATATGGAGAGATAAAATATGACAGATTTAAAAGTAGATGATATGGCAGAAATGATTAAAGAAAAAGAAAGAGAACTTTTTGAACTCAAAAAAGAATATCGTGAGCGTAGAACAGAAGGCTTACGGCATGCATTAGAACAGAAAAAAGAAGCTGAAAAGCTAGTGCGTGATGAGATGAAGGCACTTGGTTACGATACTACGACAACATATCGTTATTGGCTATAAATGTCAGCGTATAGTGCCACCCAAATGGCACGTAAAAATGGGTATAGGAGTGGTTTAGAGGATGCAGTAGCAACCTTCTTAAAAGAAAATAACTTTGACTTTTTATATGAAAAAGTTAAAATAGAATGGGAAGACCTCGCATATCGCACCTATACCCCTGATTTCGTTTTGCACAATGGTATTATAATAGAAACAAAAGGAATGTTTACTGTTGCAGATAGAAGAAAACACTTGTATATTAAGAGACAACATCCTACTTTAGATATTAGATTTATATTTACAAGTAGCAAAAGAAAATTAAGAAAGGGAGCAAAATCAACTTATGGTGAGTGGTGTGTTAAACATGAGTTTAGATATTACGATAGAGTTATACCAGAAGATTGGTTAAAAGAAAAAGGAGAAAACAAGTATCCTAAATTTATAAAATTTAACGGCAACAAAATAAGGAGAGTACCATGATTGAAAAATATGACAACAAAGGAAATCAATTTTTTATAGAAGTCATACCTGATATTGATAACGAAGGGGAGTGGTTAGGTAGATACAATTTAGCTATAAATGTTCGTAGAACAAATATAAATGACGATAGTTTTTTTGCACTAGAAAATATATGTCAAATGGCTTGTGCAGCATTAAGTTTAATGGAAGAAGATATAAAGTTACGTAACAGAGTATATAGTTTCTTACAAACCCCTGAAGAAAAAGATACAGCTAAAAACAAAGATGTAAAGATAGCAGTTGACAATACGTATAAAAATGTTATAAATGTTAATTTTAAAGGGGAGAATGATAATAAATGAATGCGACAATAAAAGAATTAGTAGAGTTTGAAAAGGGTGAAACTGCAATAGAAACAAGAAAAATAAAATCAAAGAAAGATATGGTAAATCACCCACCACATTACAATCAAAGTGGTATAGAATGCCTTGATGCAATACAGGCTGCTACCGATGAAGGTTTTGAATATTACCTACAAGGTAATGTGATGAAATATCTTTGGAGATATAGATATAAGAATGGTATAGAAGATATTGATAAGGCTATCTTCTATCTAAATAAGTTAAGGAAGGTTTTAAAAGATGCTAGTAAAAGTAATGATGACTTTAAAAGTTGATGAAGATTACATAACACCTTCTGACGATAGAATAGATGAAGAATTAAAAGATTACCTAACAGATTTGGTACATGAGATAGACGGCTTTTCCATAAAGCATATAAGAATAATAGTAGGAGATAGAAAAAATGAACAATAATTACTTACCAACAGACTATCAAAATTTCATAGCGTTATCACGATATGCTAGATGGATAGAAGAGGAAAACAGAAGAGAAACTTGGTCTGAAACAGTTGACAGATATGTGCAATACATGGTTACACATGTTTCTAAAAATCATAATCTTGACTTATCAGTAGAATTACAGGAAAAAATATTTGACAATATTGTTAGTTTAAATGTTATGCCAAGCATGAGAGCGATGATGACTGCAGGTAAGGCATTAGATAGATGCCATGTTGCAGGTTACAACTGCTCATACTTACCTGTTGATAGCCCTCGTGCATTTGATGAATGTATGTATATACTTATGTGTGGCACAGGTGTAGGATTTTCTGTAGAAAGAGAAAATGTAGATAAACTTCCTGTTGTTAATGAACACTTTGAAGAAAGCACAACTGTTATCAAAGTAGGTGACTCACGTTCAGGTTGGGCAAAGGCATTGCGTGAACTGATAGCCATGTTGTATGTTGGACAAGTTCCTAAACTTGATGTATCTGATGTGAGACCTGCAGGTGCTAGACTTAAAACATTTGGTGGTAGAGCATCAGGTCCTGAACCCCTTGTAGACTTATACAACTTTTGCATAAACATATTTAGAAATGCAGCAGGTAGAAGATTATATCCTATTGAATGTCACGATATAATGTGCAAGGTAGGTGAAGTTGTAGTCGTAGGTGGTGTAAGACGTTCTGCCCTTATCAGTTTATCTAATCTTGGTGATGACCAAATGAGACATGCCAAGTCAGGTCAATGGTGGGAGAATGAAGGACAGAGAGCATTAGCCAACAACAGTGTAGCCTACAAAGGTAAAGTAAGTATGGAGACATACATGAGAGAGTGGTTGTCTCTTGTTGAAAGTAAGTCAGGTGAGCGTGGTATATTTAATCGTAAGTCTGCAGTAAAACAAGCAGCTAAAAATGGTAGACGAGATACTGACCATGCATTTGGTTGTAATCCATGCAGTGAGATTATACTACGACCATATCAGTTCTGTAACTTATCTGAAGTTGTAGTTAGAGAAAACGACACAATGGAAACCTTAAAAGAAAAGGTACGCATTGCAACTATACTAGGAACATTACAGTCAACCTTGACAGACTTTAAATACTTACGTAAAGTATGGAAAGATAATACAGAAGAAGAAAGACTGCTTGGTGTATCATTAACAGGTATAATGGACAACAAGGAATTTAACACCGATGCTTTTTGGGTTTATGAAGACGGCATGAATTTGTGGGATGAGTATAGCACAGGTGATAAGTTAAAAGAATTAAAGGAGATTGCAATTGAAACAAATAAAGAGTTTGCACAATCTTTGGGCATACCTCAGTCAACTGCCATTACTTGTGTCAAACCAAGTGGCACTGTTTCTCAACTCGTGGATAGTGCAAGTGGTATTCATGCTAGACATAGCAAGTATTACATTCGTACTGTACGTGGTGATAACAAAGACCCATTGACACAGTTTATGATTTATAGTAATATTCCAAATGAACCTGACGTTATGAAACCTGATAGCACTACAGTGTTTAGCTTTCCAATGAAAGCACCTGACAATGCTATCACGAGAGATGATGTTGATGCAGAAGACCAATTAAAAATTTGGTTAGCTTATCAAAGGCATTGGTGTGAACATAAACCTTCTGTTACAATAACTGTAAAAGAAGATGAGTGGATGAAAGTTGGAGCTTGGGTATATGAAAACTTTGATGATATATCAGGAATTAGCTTTTTGCCACATAGTGACCACACTTATGCACAAGCACCTTATCAAGAAATTACTAAAGATAAGTATGAAGAGCTAATGAAAGAGATGCCACAGGCAATTGATTGGTCTAGGCTGATGGATTTTGAAAAAGAGGACACTACAACAGGCTCAAAAGAGCTAGCTTGCACTGCTGGAGTTTGTGAAGTTGTAGACATAGAGGCTTCATAATTCAGGTATATTACCCTTCGGAGGGTGTGTTTTACCCCTCTGACGGGCTTTATACGAAGAAAAATTTTTAACAATAACAAAAAAAGGAGCATATTATGCAAAATTTAGAACCAAGTATTGAAGATAGAAAGAAATTTGACATTGACCTAAAATATGGTAAAGTTAGAGAGAAAAAAATAGCAGAGATGTTTCAAAATAAAAAGATAGAGGTGAAAAGTGAAAGAGACATGTGGAAAAGAACAGGCAATATTGCGATTGAGTTTGAGTCTTATGGAAAACCAAGTGGCATCAGTAGCACGGAATCAGATTATTGGTTTCACAATTTATGCATTGGTAACGATACGTTCTGTACTCTTGTCTTTGATACAAAGAGCCTCAAAAGAATAATCGATAGTTTAGATTATAAAAAAATAGTTAATGGTGGAGACCACAATGCATCAAGGATGTATCTGTTAAACATACAGAAGTTGTTTTCATCAGATGTGATAAAAGCATTTTAAAGGAGAATAAATATGAGAGATATGTTAATTGGAGCTGCTAGAACTTATTACATGGGTATGATTAATAAACACATAGCAAATATAGAAATACTACTTACAAATCCTGTTG